GGCAGCCCTTTCGGACTACCTAGAACCTTAATGGTTACCCATTAAGCACCTCTAGCAGTTTGACGTGTTGCCTAGCACACTAAGGGATTAACCCACCCCGAGGAGCCAAGGTGCCTTCCAACGCAACTTGACTTCTCCCGAGCGCTCAATACCATAAGTGCTCGCGGGCTTTGCCCAGGGATCAGGTAAGAATCCGCCGGAAGTACTGAAGTAAAGATCAGTCTTCCGGTCAAGGTCTCGGATCGTAGCGGCGTAGCCTGCCGTGTAAGTTACACGGCCGACAGACCCTACTTTCCGCGCGAAACGATCAGCCGACATCTGCACCGATGGGGCAGATAAGTTGACTGTTTCCGGCGGAGCTCTAAAATAGAACTCCGTAGACCGAACCCGGCTGACAGACTTCTGATATCCTTCTTTGAGCGATATCCGAAGTTCTGCCTCCGGGCTTAATGCACAGTTGGATAACAGTTCCAACCCTTGGAAGCGCCAATTGACACTTTCAATGAGGACTGACTTAACCCAGTCGGCAGCGGCCCGGTCAAGCAAACCTTGACCCGACCGCCCAACAGGGCTAAGGCCTAATCCTATAATCAACTCCTCTTTAGGACGTTGACTTAGGTAGGCTAACCATTGTGCATGATGCAGCAGACTAGCCTTAGGGCCGAATGGCAATGCTATTCCGCCATAGGACTCCGGAGCTGCAAGCGGCAATCCCAAGCGTCTCCCTAGCATCCACGTATAATAATACGGGGATAGCTTCCAGAAGAACTTTGGGATTCTCCTAGTGGGCCGAGTAGGGTCCCCACCGAAAGCGGTGGGCTGGTTAACCCAGGTTACCTGACCTTTACTGCCACCAGGAGGTGCCACCAAAACTGACAATGGCCAGAAAGCGACTTCCCTACCATGCTCCACGGGCACCTCAGCAATGAGGCCGCGGGAGGGATGGTAGAAGCACTTACTCCATGACACTGTCACGGACAGCTCTTCAAGCTTACGGTAATATACCGTACGCCGGGGCTGTGTCCATCTTGCAAGTAGGGCATCGTCCCCTATTGCTTTCAGTTTTGGTTCAGTGCGATTAAGGCCACGGTACCACCGTCTACGCTCCGTGGGAGTGTAGGGGTGTACCTTCAATGTCTGCTCTGCGGAACACAGAGTAACCAACATTAGTGCGGGAAATGATGTGGGATCCCCCATCATTTGTCCGGTGGTCGTAATCGTACCATTTGCGGAATTAAGGTCGCTGAGGTAGTCGTTCCAGGCATCAATGATGTACCTGGCATGCCCCAGCTCCGCGTCTAATCCGCAAAAGCCCTCGCCCATCTTCCATCCCACATTGTGGAATGGGCGATCGTCGAGCAACGGTGCCCTTGGATACATTTCAAGGGTGGGCAGGAGATACCTCCCGGGATTCCCTCGTAGGATCTTCTTGGGCCCAAATAGTTTGTGAAACCACTTCCTATATGGCTCAAGACAGGTGTAGCGGTCTGCTAACACCTCATAGAATCCTCGAGTGAGCCACTCCGGATGATAGTCGGTGGCGGCAGTGGCATCCTGGGAATCCCAGGGCCCTGACTCGCCGGACATATCCATCCGGAGCTCACCCCCTAATGCTTCCGAGCACCGTGGGTCGCGGATCATAACATAATCCGCGACACGGCGTAGGACCTGTTGAACAAGGTTAACAGCAGTTAAAGAACATGTTGGAAACCTTGTCTTCAGGCCCTTTTCCTCCGCATTAATCGGTAAAATGGGCACATGTGATAGATTCTCCATCACATAGTCAACCCCTATTACCAGATAATCCTGGAGGTATTCGCCACACCCTGGGAGAGTTTTCTCCAACTCATCCCAGGGCTGCTGGAACATCTTGGACAAGCCCTCATCTTTCCCACTCAATTGAGAGGAAGGATGGAGTGCGTCACTTAATAGTTCCAGGTAGGAAGCGTCACTATCACGGCCAATGGTCGGGTGACCCTCTCTACTGCGAATCTTCTTGACGGCATAGCCGAGCAGCACAATGTGTTGCACACCTACCACGTGCCCCCCCTGCGACCTTGGGCAACCCAAGGCGGCGTTGGAGGAGGGCATCGTATAGAGTTCCTTGGGTTGCCTCTTAGGCCCCCATCGATCGACATATGCCTCAAGGAAAGGTCGCCAATATTCCGGCTCGGGCTTGGGTTCTGATGTCAGTCTTGACAGCAGATCCTCAAGCCCTTGCGGGTCTGGCGGCGCAGGAGGAAGTGCCCTTGCAATGTATGATGACATCATTGCAATTCGCTTCTCCTCAAACACTAGAAGCCGGCCAGTTGGCCGTGGGCCTCCGAAGTACCACGCACGATTAGCCTGGGCCAATGCCTTCAGTCTACGTGCCGCTTCTAGTGGATGATAGACCAGTTGCGATTTAAACCTATTCACGCCCTGTAGCCTACGGCTATTTAACACGGAATAGTAACCGTACTTGGTCAGATGTTGAGCACGTTCTTGCTGGTATCCAACCAGAAGTGCATCAAATGTCGAGCGCATGAATTCAAGTACATCCTTGTTACGGAGATATCTACGTAACTCCCGCGATGCACTGAGGTCGCCGTTCTTTAGGGCTTTCCCTAAGTAACGCTCGAAATCCTCTGCCCAAAGGGCATAGAATTCATGGTTGCTCATACCAGGGTACCGGGGGGGAGGAGTAACTTTAAGCACCCCTGCCCCGCTACCCACAATCTCTACTCCGTTAAACGTGAACTTCCTGCAATTTGCAAGAACAGCCACGGGGTAACGGATCAGTGGTTGCAGTCGGCCATGGAGGGATAACCCTTCATGAGACCTGTAATAACCATCAATTGATGGCATTGAGGTCGACCCGAACTGCATCCACAACGTAGGGATTGTTTGACTAGGTGTCGGGGTATTTTGAACTCCGACGCCTAATCCGGCTTGGTTCAAGGGAACTTTTCCCTTGGCCTTACGCCGATTCCTCTTACGAGGAAAGGGACTCTGTTGAGAGTCCAG